GTTGATTTTACATCAACTCCAAGTACATTTGCTTTGGCTTTAACACAACAAAGCGTAAATTTATATTATGATTACACTGTTTTTCCTGATAGTTTGGCTCTTGCTTTGTCAGTACAAACTCCGGTAAGCATAACAATTGTACCTGGCTGTTTTCTTTTATCCTCAACTCTTTTAGCTCCAACGATTGTTTTTGATTATACTGTTTTTCCAGATACCCTTTCTTTAGCTCTAACTGAAGAACCGCCAGTCATATCTGCTGGACAAACAGTATTACCAGACACTTTTTCTTTAGCTCTAACTAAAGAAATTCCAGTCATATCTGCTGAACAAATAATATTACCAGATACTCTTTCTTTAGCTCTAACTGAAGAAACACCAACGATTGTTTTTGATTATGCTATTTTTCCAGATAGTTTAAGTCTGGTGCTCGATATTCCATCTCCAGAGGTGATAGTTAATTTTACATCAACTCCAAGTACATTTGCTTTGGCTTTAACTGAAGAAATACCTGTTGTATCTACTCTACAAATTATTTTACCGAATGTTTTATTGATAGAGGCTTTGCTTGGCATTCCTGATTCGTTGGTATTTTATACCACCATTCCTTCCTTTATGCAGCAGGATTTAATCGACCCTTACAGCGGCGGGGCATGGATGTGGCTTTGTGAGATAGCCGTCGCCGGATATGACACTGAACGTATTGCGAGGAATACAGAGGACATCACTTACGGGCAAAAGAAATACGATAAGTTCAATTTTGATATCGGCGAGCAGATGTTCAGCGGCGATGGTACCATTCCGAGGGTGACTTTGCGTATTTTCCAGGACAAAAATCGAAAAATAGAGGATATTATAAACGAGACACAAGGTGCTCTCGGTGCGAATATTAAGCTGATACGCGTGAATGAGAAATTCCTCGATACCCCTGTAGATGCGCTCGAGGCCGATTACGATAATCTTGCCGCCGAGTCGGATTCCGAGTGGCTAACTCTAACGCTCGGCGTTCCCAACCCGCTAACGCAGCGTTTTCCTTTACGGGACTTTTCGGCCAAAAAATGTTCCTGGGCGACGCCGACATTATTCAAGGGCCCCGAATGCCAGTATACGGGCGAGGATTCATCATGCACGGGCACTTATGATGACTGCCGCACCAAGGGCAACGCCGTACACTGGGGCGGTGAGCTTGGTCTCGACCGGAACGTGGCAAGGATTTGAGATATGGATGCATCGCAGCAAATACTGTCAATGCTCAATAAGCCTTACGGAGCTAATTTGCATGGTCAAAGCAGGAGGTTCGTATGCTGGCATTTTTGCCGCGAGGTTTATTCGATTCTCGGATTACCTCCACTCAAGTTGCAATATCAGAAAGGGCTTACCAGAATTGCAGAGCCAACCGTTCCCTGTATTGTACTGTTTCATATTGCAAAGGATTGGCATAGTGGGGTTGTATGGCCGGATGGCCTGCATTTTATCCATGCCTGTTCACGGGATATATTTGATCCAAATCCAAAAAATCATATCGTGCGTAAGAATCGCTTAACCGGATGGCCCTACAAATTGATAATCGAGGGTTACTATGCCCCATAAACAATCCATAATTGTTAACATTATTCACCATCCGGCCGAAATTGGTAATATAACGGTAGTTGAGGTACCCTACCATCGGCAGAGTCTTATCCAGCTGAAGGAGCAATTTGCTCCGGGGCAAAATGTACTCGCAGGTCTTAACGGTGAGCAAGTTGAAATTGATAACCGCCGGTTATCACCTGGCAGTGAAGTTATTTTTTTGCCCGCCGCTGCCGGTCCGGCTTTCGCAACATTCTTAGGTCTTCAAGGGTTTTGGTGGGTTGTTACGGCTGTAGTGGTCAATGCGGCTATAGCAATGGGGCTTTCTTATCTCGGCGGCAAATTATTTAACCAGGATTTGAAGCAGCCGAAGATTGCGGACAGGGACACCGGTCAATCGTTTGCGTGGGACCCTGTTACCACTCAGCAGGAAGGAATACCGGACCCTTACTGTTACGGCACTAATATGCACTACGGCAATATAATCGCCCGGTGGACCGATGTGGATGAAAGCGGGAATGAAATTCTTTACATGCTCCTGGATTACGGGCGTGGGCCGGTACAGGGCAAAGGCGAGAACACTGTTTATCTCAACGACCAGCCATCAGGCAATTTTCCGGATGTTACTATACAGGAAAGATTGGGCACGCTTAATCAGACGTGCATGACAGGATTCGAGAAGAATAAGCTCGAATACAGGCCCAAAGAGAAAGAAATTACGCATACCGGCGGCCCATTCACCTGGACTACTCCGAATAATTTCTTCGATGATATCGAGTACACGCTGGAATTCCCGGGTCTTTACCATTACCAGAAGGATGGCAGCATTTCGGCGCACGGTGTCGATGTCAAGGTGGAAATTTCCGTTCGCGGCGAAGAAAGCTGGTCGACAATTTTCGATGATACGATAAGCGAGAATCAGCTTTCCGCCGTTTACAAGGCGTACAAGGTTAGCGAGCAGGGCTTTAATTGCGTTTACGGAAAACAGTATGATTTGAAGATAACGAAGGTCTCTGAGGACGTTGATGACGGCCGGACCGGCGATAAGATGTATCTCAGGAGTGTTCGAGAGGTCGTCGATGTGGCATTCACGCACCCGGGCCGGGCGATGCTGGGCATAACGGCCCTGGGGACCGAAAGGCTTTCCGGTCATATTAACGTCAAGTGGATAGCGGATGATAAGCTCGTTCGGGTATATAACGGCTCGAACTGGGGTATATCGTTTTCGCGCAACCGGGCATGGGTTGTCCTGGATGCACTGACTCAGCCTGTTATCAGCGGCGATGGTGATGGTGTGCCTTTTGCGATAGAGAGGTACGAGGGAATCGACCCCAATAGTATTGACCTTGCCCTTTTCTACGAATGGGCCGAATGGTGCGACCAGCAGGTCTCAGACGGCAACGGCGGCACCGAGGCCAGGATGACCTGCGATACCATTGTGGACTACCAGACGGATGTATGGAGTCTGGGCTACGAGATTGCGCAGATAGGAAGGATGTACCTGTACTGGCATGGTAACATTCTAACGGGCTGGATTGATAAGGCGGTCGATGATGTAATCGACCTTGTTACGTTCGACAACATAATGCTGCGTTCGTGGAAGAGTTCCTGGGCCGGCTACGGTGATATGGCCGGCAAGGTGACTATATTCTTTAAGAATTCACTCGAGGGCTACGAGCGGGAGCCTCTGCCGATACCGAACGAAAATGCGGGACTTTACAAACGAATCGTCAATATAGAAGGTATTGGAGTTACAGGCCAGGCTTTGGCTACCAGGGTCGGCAATCACATCGAGACGAGAAACAGCCTGATAAAGAATGTGAATTCCGTCCGGATGCACAAGGATGCCCTGAGGTACAAGCTTGGCGATGTGGTTCGCCTGCAATCGAACGTTCCTAACTGGGGAGCGGCTTACAGGGTGATTGTCAGTGAAGCCAATAATACCGTTAAGCTGGACAGGACTTGCACGGCGTCGGAGGATGATATTATTTATATTCGCAGCTACGATGAGGGCAATGAGGTCGTAGTAGTAGATTCATATACCGTTGACAGTGTTGAGGGGGCGGTCGTTACCATAAAGGAGATCTGGGACATTACGCCCGTTAAGAACAATATCCTTGCGATAGGCGAGGCGGGCGAAATAAAGACTCGCCGGATTATCAATATGCGCCAGACGGTGGACAACTACTTTGACGTCAAGTTCGAGACTTATGATACGGGACTATTCGATTCGGATGATATAGAGCCGGATATTGACAATCCGGATTACGCCTGGTCTCAGCCCGGCGGCTCATTAACGAAGCCGGTAACGAAGTGGGAGGTCGTTGACCTGATAAATAAGATGCTCCCGCCCTGTCCGGATACTGAGATACCATCGCTGAGCAATTGCAACTGGACGGGCGATGAAGAAGATACCGTTGCCTGGGCCAGGAGGGATGAGGCGGAGCCGATACTATTTCGGTTCAGGGGTACGAGTTACGAGATAACCGCGGCCGATACGACGGACGAATTCATATACTGGGACCCGAATTATACAACGCAGTTTAGAACGACTAATACAGCCGCGGTCGCCCTTGCAACAGGCAATTGGCTTGTTTGCACCAATAAAGATGGTATAGTTCATCCGTGTAAGCCATTTCAATTAGTACACGCAGCGATATTACTTGCAGGTACTATCAGGGCCTCACAATATGCAGAATTGCGAAATACTTATGTCTATAATGGCGATGACAGCTTGGATAGCTCTAAACCACTTATAATACCTTTCAAAATCGTATCTGAAATGACTGCAATTGTATCGGCAAAACTCTCCTTTAGAATTATGCCGTATAGAGCATACTCAACAGCGGCAGCATCCGGCGGAGGTTCAACTCCTACTTCTTCTAACAAGGATTTAGGCACCAAAACAAGTACGGATTCGACCGACTGGCCTTATAATGCTGTAACTGGGAATGTCGATAGCAGCTTGCCTAATTCTGATTCAAGTAAAGCAGATTTCAAATATAACGCAAAAACTGAAATCGCAGATGGTAGTGGAGGCGACCATACGCATGATTTGGGCGCTAGCGCATATTTTGATGGCCATGAACACAAAATGGCTCAGCATCAGCACAAGCTTGGCTCACTTGGTGGTGAGCACAAGCATAATGTTGTTATTGGTGGACATACACACAATGTTACAATAGATGACCATACGCACGATATTACCTATGGCTTACATGAGGAAAGCAATTCCCCTACGGTTCATTTTCACATTGACAACGGAGCTGGTTATGGAGATGCTTCTGATAATTATGATGCAGACCAACTTGACATTGATATTTCAGGTAATATTTCAGGAACGGGCTGGAAAAATATAAGATTCGATACAGATCAGCGTTGTAGAATATTCGCTATTATAGAGTTGAAGTTGGATATAACGGCGTAAGAGTATTGAAACGGCAGGATGTACCTTTAATAAAAAAATGTCCGGAATAAGAAGAATGCCAGTGGTGGTTCAAGTTGAAAATCGGTAAGCAAGAACGGGGAAGATGTGCAATCGCCTGGATTCCTATTCTATTAGTTGAACTTAGAGTTGCATCATCTTTTGCCTTACTTCTTCCAAGGTAGGTGGATGGTATGGTTTTTTAGGCACAAGGTCAAAATGCACCCTTGTCGGGGATAATAATCCTATTGCTCCATCAGAAGCCATCATATCAAGCATAAATAAAGCAACACCACCATCAGGTTGTAATAAAAAAGACCGGGGATAATATTGACCAACTGCATCACCAGCAATTAAAGGATTAAAACTGCATTTTAACTCTTTTTTTGCTGTTTTATAACCAAACAAATTAGCAGTTAATATAGTCGAATTTTTTCTAGGAAGATTAAGAATTCCAGGAGTTTTAATCCATTCAAAATTAGTAGTGGTAATAATTGCACCTGGAGGATCTGATGTAACTGCGATTTCCTGGGTTGGCCCGTTTGTGATTGTAGAGCAACCACCAATAAGTAAACAAATTGCAAATATTGTTTTTTTCATTTTTTTACCTCGCTTTCTTTTTTTAGTATTTACCTAATTTCACTTGTTTTCGTCATCCAAATCGCCACCAATTCGCCAGAATCAAACCATAATCTCAGCGATTCCGGGTGTCCCCAATATATCCATTCGATTGTATACATTCCAGGCGAAGCCGTTTGACCAATTTGTTGAAAAGGCCGCCCTGCCTTATCTGGAGGACCAAGTGACCGTTCAACTGAATCATTTGATTGACCAACGAAAATCCTTTGTCCTTTCCAGTTTGTAATAGATAAAGGGGTATGACAACCAACTGTGGATATTATGAAAAGAAGACAGATTGCTAAGATAATTTTTTTCATTCTTCAACCTCGCTTTCTTTTTTTCTCGTTTTTCGGTTCAGGGCCGAGAGCCTGTTTCAAACTTTCTATTAAACGTCTTTCCTCTTCAGAAGGCAAGTGGTATTTCACGAAATGCTTTATATTTTCTATACACTCACCGACTTCATCGTCATTATGTTTGTTAGGTTTATCGATTTTTCCATTGGCTTCGGCAATTACATCTTCCTGTTTTTTTGCTTCAGCAACTCTGGCTATTTTTTCAGAATCATCCAATTCGTCAAAAAGCTGAAGTGATGCAGATAAAATGCCTTTTAATCCAAAAGCTGGAGTTAAACGATCTTTAATTTCTTGAGCTTTCTTTGTAAATACTACCGTTGTTGTTTTTTTGCTTGGCATAAAAATCAAAAATATAAAATAAATTTTGGAATTACAAGTCTTTATTTTACCTATACTTAAATACCTTCCTTCATTATTTTTAGCGTCTGACGATATTTTTATGTTGACATAGTCGATAAATACTATATATTTAACTTTGGTTTGATAGTTAGTATAGACATAAATTGGCAGGGTCAAAAAAGTGGCAGAAACCCAAAACACTCCGGAACAAAATTCCAAAAAGGCAGAACCGGCAGTTCTGCTGGCCGAATGTGATCCCTCACTCAAGGCGGATATGAGAGCTTGCCTGTCTGAATCAGGATTTAGCTCTCAATCCGATTGTCTAAAAACCCTCGTCCGTGACTTAGTCTCGGGCAGGATTAAGTATAGGGGTGGAGTTCTCATAAGTCAACAAAAAATTGCCTAAGTTAACAAAATGAGGTGAACTCATGCTAGCAACGAAAATTACAATTGACAAGCGTAGCTTAAAAGAGGCTGCTCATATCCTGCGGGCTATTCCACGTGCTATGCCGCGTGTGATGCGCCGGTCTTACAAACGAGCGGTAGAATCATCGGCTACGGACCTGAAGAGGCGGGTTGCGGAACAAACTATGGCTAAAAAAGGTTTTATCGCCAAACAAATTACAAAAAGGTGGGGCTCAGATTTTGGCTCTATTGGTGCTAATCCCAAAAGATTACCGTTAGCCGCATTTAGTGTCAGTAAACGCAAACATGGGATTAGTTATCGGGTAAGCCGTATGGTTGGCAGACGATTTATTGAGCATGGTTTCTTAGTAGAAGTAGTCGGTGGAAAACCAAAGAGTACTGCTGCTGAAGCAAGAGCCGCTGCATTCGCAAAGGGTGGTGAAGAGTTAGTCAAAGAATATAGTCATCATGGTATATTTGCAAGAAAGGAACCATCAAGATTGCCGATCCAGGAGAAAAGGGGGCCTTCAATTTGGTATATCATCACAAATACACCTCGTCTATTAAAAGCAGTCACCGATACTGCAGGTGAGAAAATGGCCAAATATATCAATGATCAGATAGCTGTGGAGTTCAGAAGGTGGAAGAAATGAAACCAATGCTTGCTAAAACCTATTGCGGTCAGGATGTTAGCGGATGGCTGATGAGCGAGAAACTGGACGGCGTCAGGGCTATCTGGACAGGCTCTGAACTTATAAGCCGGGCGGGGAATAAATTTTTCGCACCGAAATCCTTTACGGCTCATCTCCCTTCGGGAGTAATGCTGGACGGTGAGCTTTATATTGGCCGCGGGAAATTCCAGACTACGGTCGGGATTGTCAGAAAACACACCCCGCTGGAATCCGAATGGAAGGATATTCGTTATTGTGTATTTGACGCCCCAAAAATGCAGGGTGGTTTCAAGGGACGTCTTGAATTTTGCGACAGGGTTTTGAAAGGTTGCAAGGTGGCGGAAGTAGTAAGGCACGTGCCTTGCGAAGACCGGAGTTGTTTGGAACGTTTTTTTGATGAATTATGTGCAGTTGGGGCCGAAGGTGTTATGCTTCGACGACCCGATTCTGATTATGAGCAGCGCCGATCTAATAGTCTCTTGAAATACAAACCCTTCAAATCGGATGAAGCCGTGGTTCTTGGCTATGAAGGTGGTAAGGGAAGATATACAGGTTTAATTGGAGCCCTTTTGTGCCAGTGGAAGGATAAAGTTATAAAGCTTGGCACGGGACTTTCTGATATACAAAGATGGATGCCGCCGGATATAGGTGCGCATGTTACATTTAAGTTTCAGCAGCTTACCGATGGGGGTGTTCCCAGGTTTCCGGTCTTTTTGGCGGAGAGAAATTACGAATAATGGACAAGGATGAATTGTTTGAGGCAAGAAGGCGATTTCGGAACAACATACCAGGTCTTTTTCATGGATCTTATCGTAAAAAATATGATAAGGCCATGTCGGGAAAGAGTATTAGGTCGGCTATTGATATCAAATGTCTGGAATGTATGTGCTGGCGGCAGGCGGAGGTTAAGAAATGCAATATTGTGAGCTGTCCATTGTGGCCGTACAGGCCTTACAAATAGTGTTCCTGCGCCGTAGCTATGCCGTAGAGGGGCAGGTACGAAAAAAAAAGGATTTATATGACCCAAAGTACCATACTTACTGAAAAAGAGAAGCAGAAGGCAAATTGAGTGAAATTATTATTGATATCTTAAGAATAGCAGGGCTGATAATAATAATAGCTCTTATTGTTGTATTGGCGATGGCGTACACATGTCAAATCAGAGAGAAAATGGAGCCGGTTGTAAAGCTCGTACCGGTGCGGGACCCGACCTATGTTCAATCGCCTTCAGAGGCTCAGACGATCCTAAAAGCAATGGGCCTATATAAAGGCAAAATAGATGGTATATGGGACGAGCGGACCGAGAGGGCATACTGCGATTATTGTGCGATTAAAGATTTTGAGGGCGGCAACAAATTCTAAAATGGAGAAGATAAAATGCAATCTATTATAACCGGAAGTGAAATTTATTGGATTACAAGGCTGGATGGGATTAACTTTGTTTTTGGAGTGGGATTGTTTCTAAGTTCAATGGTTGCTGTGGTTGCATTGATAGCAGGGATTATAGCTAAGGCCAACGATGATGAGGACACCGCCAAAATCGCCGAAAGAATTTTATGCTATCTCGTCCCTATTGTATTATTTTCTATGATAGGTCTTGTCTTTACTCCCACCACAAAACAAATGTGTGCTATTAAGGTAATTCCGATGGTTGCCAATAATGAGAAAGTACAGGAATTGCCGGAAAAGGTCGTAGATTTGGCAGATGAATGGCTGGAGGAATTGAGGAGTAAGTATAAGGAATGAGTTTGCATTATGCAAAGCTTGATAATTCGGCGAGATTGCAGCTGAATTGTTGGTATATTAAGAAGGGCATGCAAATATGAAAACAATTCATGTTACATATACGGTTCGCATACCTTATGTGCCGGATTTTCTGGAAACAACACAAGGGGAAAAAGTGTCAATTGGAGATATTCAAGAATCTGGTTTAAGAAAAATCGGTGAAGAATGGACTAATGAATTGGTGAAAAAAGCTAAATTAGCAGCCATAGCCTTAACAAAGGGCGGGTAGTAAGGCAAATCGCTCTTTTACAAGTTAATAGTGAAGGCTTGAGAAACATAACAGTTGCAGCCAGCGACTGATTCTTGTAAGATGTCAGCCAGGCTTGTCGAGCTTGGCTGGCAGAGAAAGGAGTAAAGCAATGAATCAGTCTATTGGCAAGCTGTTCGAGTTATATCTGGCAAGGTCGGATTTACGGCCTACGTCAGTAAGGTTCAAGCGAAAGGCGTTGAGTTATTTTTTGGAGTGGTTTGGTGATATGCCGGTAGAAAAGGTCAATCTGGCGGTCGCTGAGGACTATAAGGCTCTCTTGGCGAAAGGGCGGTCGAAACGGTCGGCCAACGGCTATCTGGCAAACTTCAAACCATTCTGGGTATGGCTTTCAAGGCACAACCGCATTCCAAGTAATCCTTTTGACAGCGTAAATCTTTTCAAGATAACCGAATTGAGGCGGGAAACATTCAAGCCAGGCCAACTGAGCAGAATGTTGAACATCGCCTCACGGCTCTGGAGATTACGAATTTGTCTTGGACTACTTGGTATGAGGCGTGGCGAAATGCTGAATGTCCAGGACCGCGACATAAGATTGTCGGGTTCTCATCCGCATATCCTGCTGTGTCCGAAGAAGGCATCCGAAAGTAGCTGGCCTTTTGAATTGAAGAGTCATCGAATACGTTACGTAGCCTTACCTGAGAGGATGTACTTTGACGATATAGTTGTAAGGCTGCACGATGATATTACTGACAGGTTAAAAGAAATTTTCTGGCCTTACGTGAATCTGGAAAAGAAATACTACACAAAACTAATGCGCTGGCAGCAAGAGAAAAAATTAACGGACTTGCACACTTTAGACCCGACATCTAATTTTCAGAGGGCGTTTCGTACTATACAAAAGAGGGCTGGCGTTTATCCGACAATGCGGTTCCACGAACTAAGGGCAATGTTCATAACTCAGATGATAAACCACACAGACTTATCAAGAGCCGCAGATGCCGCCGGTCACGCAAACGTCCAAACGACAAGAAATTACCACAGGTTTTCGGAAATGTCGCTGGTTGCGGAGATGGGACACGTTGCTGAAAAATGTTATCAGTCAAACGTCCCATAATGAACGTAATAAGTCAATTTATACGACACTTCTGAAATGTTATCAGACAGATTATAGCTCGACAAGCCAAATGGATGGCGGCGGCATGAGGATGTTGTAAGCTCTTCAAATCTGCAGGTGAACGAAACGCCGAGTTATCTGCCCGCCATCCACCTTTTTCAAGCCTTTACGAGCCTGCTGGCCGAAACCCTCCTCCTCCAATCAATATCCGGCGGACTCGTTTTTGAAATTTTACGCGCCGGGCGGTGCTATTATCCGGCCGTTTGCGATTATGCTGGTGAAGCCCCCGATTTGTGGGGTGATTACAGCCCGAAAGGGATTTAGCGCCACGGGCGGTGTGGCGCATCCCTTTTTTTTGAAAGGCAAATATGAAAACAACAAACGAAATTCTCGAAGAAATCGCCCGCTGCGCACCGCCCGACCTTCAAGGGAAAATAGCAGAAATCATGAAAAGAGAAAAACATACGCCTGAGCAAGAAAAAGCTATTGATAATGCCTGGGAAGGCTTGCTTTTTGTGCGGCGATGTCACATGGAAGAATTGGTTAGAGCTTATGAAAATTGTTGAAAAAATCTGGGTACTTTTCTGGGCCATCCGTTTTTGGTGGGCGGACCGGCCATAACTGTATGCTTGTAAAAGCAGGGTCAATCACTGGAAAGGAAGAAATCGAATGGATGGCCTTGATTTAACATACCGTAAATTCCACATGCGTAAGGTTATGACGCCTCTGCGGCTTACCAGGCTGTCGGCAATGGACTGGAAGGATCATAAGGCTTTTCTTCTGCCTTTTATAGCGGGCGTTAAAAGTCGTCTGCATCAGGCCATGGTTATGGAAAGATGCTATGAGCGGTTTGAGAATACCTTTTCTTGGAATTGATTGAAATGAAGGCGATATCACTACATCAGCCCTGGGCCTCGATGATAGCACAGGGCTCAAAGACTATCGAGACGCGGGCCTGGCCGACCGATCACAGGGGCGATTTGCTGATTGTATCGACAAAGAAGCCGGAAATAACCGGCTTTCTTTGCGGCTATGCCCTGTGCATAGCACACCTGATCAATTGCAGGAAGATGATCGCCAGTGACGAGGCGGCGGCAAGATGCCCCTGGCGAGAAGATCTATGGTCCTGGGTACTGGCTGATATAAGAAAGATCAGGCCGATCCAGGTCCGGGGCCGTCAGGGAATATACGAGTTGGAGATTGACAACGGCGATAATCCTTAATCTCCCAAAAGTTAAAGACACCAACGGTCCGGTGAATGTAAGTAGCCGGGCCGAATCGCCGTTGTTTTGAAAATTGGTTTAGCGGTGGCGAATGCGATGGATGCAGAAAGAATCAAGCCAAACAAGGAATGACCCCTGCGTTAGGGGCCGCCGCTAATTTTTGTGAAAGGAATCGAAAAATGAAAAGATGGATTATGTTGATGGTAATTTTGTCGGCTTGTGCCGGGTGCCTGGAAATGACAACGCCGGCGGTGATCGAGACAACGACAAAGAAAATGGATGAGCTGATGGTATCGGTCGATGCCTATCAGGACATCGCAGCGGACCTGTTCGAGCGGATGGAAAAAGATAAGCTCATTGCCTCCGATACGAAGGAAGAAGTCGCTGAAATAAACGCAAAGGTAGATGAGCTGCAGCCGGTCCTCGTAGATGGAGTGACGGCGGTACTGGAGACCGAGTACAGCGGCGATAAGCTGGTGGATATCGTTAAGGGCGCCCAGGCTGCCAATAAGGCAACGGCGACAGTCAATCCGTACGCGCCTGCGATAGATGCAATTCTGAAGATGATCCTCGCCTTAACCGTTCCAACCGCCGGCGTGGGCGTCAGTCTGGCCGTCAAAAACAAAAAGGATGCCAATAAGGCGAGTGCCAAGTACAAAGCTCACGACCAGGGCAAAGAGGCGATGATAAGAGAATTAAGAACATTGAAACCAGAAGAGGTTACTGCGGAAAAAGTGGAAGCGATTTTGTTCAATAGAATCGGCCAGGCGAGAGCAGCCACTCAGTTTTAAAACATTCGTAGAGAGATAATGAAAAATTACACACTTGGTCGTATATTTTGCCAATGTTCGGCAAGGATGCACGTTAGAGGCAAGGCCATCCGAATTTATGAAAACACACCAAAAAAACTGCCCTGCCCTAATTGCGGCCAAAAGCGAAAGATAAAAGTTGTAGCCTGAAAAACAGCAGTAAGGGTGACAATGATGTGTGAATCGAAAGACGGTTATCAGCCGCTAACGAATGAGCAGATCTGGGGTGTTCCGGATGAATTATGTCCGGGTCAGGAGAGTGAGCAGAGGGATTACTTCGATTATATCGAGACCAGGAAATCTGAAATTGAGGCAGCGGGATTGGTAAATGGATTTGCCGTTGAATGAAATAATAGGCTTTATTGCGATGTGCTTCGCCGTAGTTGGTGTTATTGCCAACAACAGGAAGCTCAGGTTCTGTTTTATACTATTTCTGATATCAAATACCCTAAGCGGCTGTATCCACGCCCACATCGGAATCTGGAGCCTTGTGTTGCGTGATACTATCTTCTTCGTTCTGGCCATCGAGGGATGGTTTAAGTGGGGCCGTAAAGATGAAGGTAAGGATGGCAAAGACAATAACAAAATATAAATATGGCGAACAAATTATAGGGAGTAAATATTTTAGGGCATTTTGTTGTAGATGTGGCGCTCCATTGCGGGTTACAAGTGATAAGTTGCAGCGAAATAAAAAAGACAGGTTACATTGGTGCGAAGAATGTAATCCTAAGCATAAAGGATGTTCAAGTCCACCTTCACCACTTGATGACCCAGACGAACATTCATCTTCATGGAGAATAGCATCTGGACTGGATTAAATGAGGCTAAGGATGCCGCCAGTAATTAAAGAATTATGGATGTTATGGAATGTTGAAGTTGAGGATTGGGTTATTGCGTTTGATGACCCAGACCCACACGATGCTTATTTATGCGCAATATCCAAAGAAGCCATTACTACTTTGCAAAAACATCAAAAAAAATTATACAAAGTCAAATCTGTACCCATAAGGATTATTTGAGATATGGAAAACAAAGAAACCGATGAAAAAAAACATATCGACAAAAAAGATGAGATTTATTCCGCACTAATAGAGCTAAGTTTTGATCCAGAAGATGTCGAGAGATTTATAGAGGCACTCATGGAGAACGCAATCCCTCACGTTTCTATCAATTATTAACAAGAGAGAGGCAAGGATGCCGGTTAGTACTATGAAAATTAAGGCTATTGTCCCTTATTTCGGCGGCAAGCGGAGACTGGCCTCGCGGATAGTTGAGTTGATGGGTTCGCACAAAGTTTACTGGGAGCCGTTCTGCGGGTCCATGGCGGTCTTGATGTCAAAGCCGCCGTGCGATTTGGAGACCGTGAACGATCTGCACGGGGACCTGATTAACCTGGCACGGGTGATACAGGACAAAAATTTAGGCTTTAAGTTATACGATAAATTGAGCAGGACGTTATATGCAGAGCAATTCTTCGGCGAAGCTAAAGAGCGATGGCTGTCGGGGTCAAGCAGCACCCCGATAGAGAGGGCATACGATTACTTTGTAGTTTCCTGGATGGGGCTTAACGGGGTATCCGGTACCGAGCGGTGCAATTATCCGTTCGCGTTAAGATGGTGCCGGGGCGGCGGGCAAGGCGCCCGGCGATGGAGATCTGTTGTGGAGTCCATGCCGGCCTGGCACAAGAGGCTTGCGAACGTGGTGATTGTAAATAGGGATGCGTTCGAGATTATCGCAAATATTAAAGACGATGATGATACGGTGATTTACTGCGATCCACCTTATTTTGATAAGAGCGATAAATACGTACACGACTTTACACCGGACCGGCATGAGCAGCTTGCGAAGTCTTTAAGTAGATTTACAAAGGCCCGGGTTATTGTCAGTTACTACGATGACCCAAGGCTTGATACTATGTACGAGGGGTATAGTAAAATACAGCTTCAAGCAAATACACAGTCATTGAGAAATGCGACCAGGGGCAAGAAGAAAAAACCACGAAAGAATCAGGTGGAGATTTTGTTAGTCAAAAATATAAAAGAGGGACTGTTTTTCAAAGCGAAGGAATGAAAAATTTACCAATAAATCAAATTCTCTGCGGAGATTGCTTAGAGGTTATGAAAGACTGGCCGGATAATAAAGGTGCTCAATTTTCAAAATGTCGCAGATATAGATATGCTTTGTGGCGGACGTGGGATGAGAATAATGGTCACGTTATGTTTATTGGCTTGAATCCATCTACTGCTGATGAGAAAGAGGATGACCCTACTATAAGACGTTGTATCGGATACGCTAAGTCATGGGGCTTTGGCGGTATCTATATGTTAAATATCTTTGCATTCAGAGCAACTAAGCCCAGAAATTTAAGAGACGCAAGTGACCCAATAGGTTCAGAAAATGACGATTACTTAAAAATGTATTGTGACAATTCAGGATTAAATATAGCGTGCTGGGGAACGCACGGTGCATTTATGAATCGTGGGCAATCAGTGATAGAGCTATTAGGCAAGAATAATTTATCCTGTTTGGGAATCACAAAGAGTGGCCAGCCGAAACATCCTTTGTATTTAAAACGAGACATAAAACCTTTGGGGATAACTTTATTTCAGAGATTAGAGGCAGTTGATACAGGCGTACCAGTCAAAGAGCAAAATCAAGGACAGTTAGCAATGTTTAAGTAGGTCACGGATGACTAAGGTATGGCATATAAGTCGGTTCAGGGAGAGGTTTGAATTGCCGGAGGATGTACGCCTGGACCGCAAGACTCCCCTGCATTATACAAAGGACTTCGTGGGTTCTGGCAATGATGATGAGTCCTGCAACTACTACAATCAATTGATGGCACTTAGGTCGAACCGTTCGCGTTCGAGTTATCATAAGCTCAAAGGCATATTATCCGATTTAAAAAGTATAGCAGGTAACAAGTCCAAGGAGTATCGAGGTTATCTGCTGGACAGCAATTTCAAGCCGGCCTCGGTAAAAGAGATCGGAAGATGGCTGGGTTATAGAGAAAAAGAGGCGGAGAAAATTTTACAAGCCCTTAAAGATGTCGGGCTCATAGAGCACGTTGGGATGCCGAAGTTTAACGGCTCTCCGGAGAAGTCCGGGCGCGCCCGGGCGCGCCCGGGGAAGACCGTAAAGCGCCGGAAGCCTTTAAAAAGAAAGACAAACGGCAAGGCAAAGGTTAAGGAGAAAGAAAAGAAACGGCATAAAGTAAAGCCGCAAAAAAAGGTCCCCACCCCTACCACCCAGCCGATTAAGCCGCAGCCTTCCGCGAAGGCGGGGCGAGTGGTTCAATCCGCCGCCCCGCCTGAGCTTAAAAATACCGATTTATTAGGTGACGTTGCCAGGGGGATGTTGCACCGTTACGATCCGCGAGCAAAGCAATTCGCCCTTGAAATTTACCGGGCACTTAAGCTTACCTGGGACCTTAATAGCGAGCTGGGCAAGAGGGAGCTGGGCTGTTTTTCTTCGTTATGGCACAGCGCAGACGGCAGCGATGAGCTGTGGGCCAGGGCCGTTAGTGAGGCCGAGAAGATAGCGAAACGGAGGCAGAACATAAAAAAAGGCGCTGTATTTTGTACCGTATTTAAGAAATTGGAAGCTGCTTACGCACGCAGGAAAATTAAGGAGAAAAATTATGTCGAAAATGCAAAAGCAAGTTGAAAAGGATGAGCAGGAGGATTCTGTCAAGATAACAAGGGAGCCGCACGTATTGCCGTGCAAGCTGTCTGAAAAGGACAGGGCCGAGGCGGCCGACAAATTAGCGACTGCAATCCAGCGTGTCGAGAGTCTTGAGATCGAAAAGAAGACATTAAATACGAATTTCAAAGGACAGATAGATACA